ATAGCGACTACGAAGAAGGAACTTGGACACCTTCAGTAAGCGCTTCCAATGGAGGTACTGCATCTGGATCTGCATGGAGTGGTGCAGTTTACACAAAAGTAGGAAGAATGGTAAACGTAGTGGCTTACAACCCTAATATTAATATAACCACTATCACCACAGGAAATTATATTCAACTTACTGGGTTACCTTTTACTGCATTAAGTTATGGAGATTTTACCGTAGCTTATAAAGCAGGAGGTTGGACAGGTGGTAATATAATTGGAGGGTATGTACAGGCTGGTCAGCCTTACATATATCTCATGAGGGCAGATGGTCAAGAAGCTACACGAACCAATGGTTCTACAATAAGTAGATTTATGATTAATGTTACATATCAAACAACATAAAATAAAAACAAAATGAGTTTATCAAAAAAAAGAATACAAGATAAAATTGAAATAGTTGGTGAATACAAAAATATTCAAATAAGATATTCTGATCAAATAATAGAAGACGGTCGAGTTATATCAAGTTCATACCACAGAGACACTGTTTCTTGTGGTGATGATGCAAAAGCTATTGAACACAATGTAAAAGCTTTAGCTGATATATACTGGACAGATGAAATAAAAGAAGCTTATACAAAAAGTTTAGAAATAGTAAGTTAAATAAAATAAATAAAATCAAATGGATATAAGAAAAATATCAGTAGGGCCAGATTATAAGTCTGGAGCTATGCATTATATAGTAGGACAAGATGTTTTAGGAGGGTCTTATAAAATACATTTAATTCAAAATTCAAATAACGGTTTTAAGATTTGGATAATGAAAAAAGACGAAGTTCTTTTGTGGAAATCTTTTAATTCACAAATGCCTATGTCTATTGAATATAATATTGACTTTTAATGAAGTCTCCATATTATTTCATTGTTAAACCTTTAAAAGGAAGAAGGTATGATAATGTAAAAAAAATAAGTGGAATTGATTTTATTACTAGCACTTCTCAAGAAGACCATATGTCCTCTAATAGGTTTGCTAAAGTAATATCTACTCCATTAGCATATAAAGGAGAGATTGATGAAGGAGACATTTTATTGGTTCATCACAATGTATTTAAAATATATTATGATATGAAAGGTAGAGAAAGAAGTGGTAAAAGTTTCTTTAAAGAAGATTTATTCTTTGTAGATTTTGACCAGTTTTTTTTGTATTTAAAAAAAGATATTTGGAAAGCTCATTCTAAATATTGCTTTATAAAACCCTTACCTTTAAAAGAATCCTACATATTTAAACCAGGGGGTGAAGAGCCTTTAACTGGAATTATAAAATATATCAATCAAGAATTAATAGATTTAGGATTAAGCGTTGGTGATGAAATTATTTTTGAACCAGAAAGCGAGTATCCATTTTATATAAATGACGAGAAATTATATAGAATGCTTACCAATAATATTGCAATATTAATGTAATGAATTCAATAGAATTAAAATTAGAAATTATAGAAGCAGGTAAAAGAGCAGTTAAACAGCTTGTGAAAGTTGCTAAAGAAGATATTATTAAATATGATAAAAACGATGAGCTAGCTGCTGACAGATTAAAAAATGCTGCGGCTACAAAGAAACTTGCAATTTTTGATGCATTTGAAATATTAAATAGGATTGAGTTAGAAAAAGAATTATTAAATAACCCAGAAGATAAAAACGACACTAAAACAAAACAAGGATTTGCAGAAAGAAGATCAAAATAATCTATACAAGGTAGTTCCCAACTACATTCCAAGACAAGTGTTAGGCAAAAGAAATAGCACGAAATCATGGAAGTATGGATATGATGATAAATATGATTTAGTTATAATATCTAAGGATGGAACTTTAGGAGAGATATGTAATATAAATGGATTAAAAATAGGCTTACCAAAAGAGCCTAATAAAATATATAAAAGAAGCTCTAAATCAAAAGAACAACACTGGGAAGTAGCACCTTACGTAAAAGAATTATCTAGAATACAATCTATATTTCAATGGAATGATATGCCTAAACATTTTAAAGTTAAGTGGGTTGATTATATTGAAAAAGAGTTTGACAGAAGGGAAGAAGGTTTCTGGTTTAAAAACAACGGACTATCTACTTATATAACAGGCACTCATTACATGTACTTGCAGTGGACAAAGATTGATGTTGGTCATCCTGATTTTAGGGAGGCTAATAGAATATTTTATATTTTCTGGGAAGCTTGTAAGGCTGATAATAGAAGTTTTGGAATGTGTTATTTAAAAATAAGACGTTCAGGGTTTTCTTTTATGGGGTCATGCGAAGCCGTAAATACAGCCACAATAAGTAAAGACTCAAGAGTAGGTATATTATCTAAAACAGGAGCAGATGCTAAAAAAATGTTTACAGATAAAGTAGTTCCAATATCTAATAACTATCCTTTCTTTTTTAAACCAGTTCAAGATGGTATGGATAAACCTAAAACAGAATTAGCTTATAGAGTTCCAGCTTCTAAGATTACTAAAAAAAATATGTATGAATTAAGTGACAACGAGCTAGAAGGATTAGATACAACTATTGACTGGAAAAATACATCAGACAACAGTTATGATGGTGAAAAATTAAAGCTTTTAATACATGATGAATCTGGTAAATGGATGAGACCAGATAATATTCTTAATAACTGGGGAGTCACTAAGACATGTTTACGTTTAGGAAGTAGAATTATAGGAAAATGCATGATGGGATCTACATCTAACGCACTAGATAAAGGAGGCTCAAATTTTAAAAAATTATTTAACGACTCTGACGCCTCAAAAAGAAATCAAAATGGTCAAACTAAAAGTGGGTTGTATAACTTATTTATTCCAATGGAATGGAATTTTGAAGGCTATATTGATAAATACGGAATGCCTGTATTTGAAACACCTAAAGAAAAAACAAAAGGCGTTGATAATGAGGAAATTAAAGTAGGAGCAATTGAGTATTGGAACAACGAAGTTGTTTCTTTAAAGAATGACCCTGATGTTTTAAATGAATTTTATAGACAATTTCCAAGAAGTGAATCACATGCTTTTAGAGATGAAAGTAAACAATCTATATTTAACCTTACTAAAATTTATCAACAGATAGATTACAATGACGCTTCATTAGAAGGGTACAATACAACTAAAGGTAGATTTAGTTGGAAAAATGGAATTAAAGATTCTACTGTAGTTTGGACACCTGATCCTAGAGGAAGGTTTAATGTGGGTTGGTTGCCAGAAAAAAGACTTCAAAACAATGTAACTAAAAGCAACAACAAATATTACCCTGGTAATGAACACCTTGGGTCTTTTGGTTGTGACAGTTATGATATATCTGGTACTGTAGGGGGAAGAGGCTCAAATGGAGCGTTACACGGAATGACAAAGTTTAATATGGATAACTGCCCAAGTAATGAGTTTTTTTTAGAATATGTCGCTAGACCTCAAACGGCTGAAATATTTTTTGAAGAAGTTCTTATGGCTTGTGTATTTTACAGTATGCCTTTGTTATGCGAAAACAATAAACCTAGGTTGTTGTATCATTTTAAAAACAGAGGATATAGAGGCTTTTGTTTAAATCGTCCAGATAAAACTTTTAATAAATTATCTAAAACAGAAAAAGAACTGGGTGGTATTCCAAATAGTTCGGAAGATGTAAAACAATCGCATGCTACAGCAATCGAAAGCTATATAGAAAAATATGTAGGAGTAGATTTAGAGGGTGTGTACAGAGATAAAAATGACATGGGTTCTATGTATTTTAATAGGACTCTAGAAGACTGGGCAAGGTTTGATATAAACAACAGAACAAAGTTTGACGCATCTATAAGTTCAGGGCTTGCAGTGATGGCAAATCAGAAACATTTGTATACTCCAGAGAAAAAACAATCAAAAATAAGCATTAACTTTGCGAGATACAATAATAAAGGCTCGTTTAGTACAATAATAGAATAAATGGAAAAAGTAAATATTAATATTACATCGGCTGCATTCCCAAGTCAATTTGTATCAGACAGAGTAAAAGCAACAAAAGAATTTGGATTACAAATAGGCCAAGCCATACAGTATGAGTGGTTTAGAAAGGATGGAAATCAATGTAGGTTTTATAGTCAGTGGAGAGATTTTAATAGATTAAAGTTATACGCAAGAGGAGAACAATCTATAGCTAAATATAAAAACGAATTAGCTATTGACGGAGATTTAAGTTACTTAAATTTAGACTGGACTCCAGTGCCTATAATTCCAAAATTTGTAGATATAGTGGTCAACGGAATGTCTGATCGTTTATTTAAAGTTCAAGCATACGCACAAGATGCAATGTCTGCTGAAAAAAGAAATCAATACCAAGATATGGTAGAAGGTGATATGGTTGCCGCGCCTATACTACAACAGATATCTGAGGACTTTGGTGTTAATCCATTTAACACTGACCCCGCTGAGTTACCAACAACAGACCAGGAGTTGGCTTTATATATGCAACTTAACTATAAGCCAGCAATAGAAATTGCTGAAGAGGAAGCTATAAATACATTATTAGCTGATAATCATTATGAAGACACTCGTAAAAGAGTAGATTATGATTTGACTGTGATAGGAATAGGGGTAACAAAGCATATGTTTTTACCAGGTGATGGAGTAAGGGTGGAGTACGTAGACCCGGCAAATATAGTTTACAGCTACACTGAAGACCCTAATTTTAAAGATTGTTTTTATTGGGGTGAAATTAAAACCGTCCCTATTACAGAATTATTTAAAATTGACCCTAGCTTAACTAATGAAGATTTAGAAGAAATATCGAAATACAGTCAATCATGGTATGATTATTATAACGTTGCGCAGTTTTATGAAAACAGTATGTTTTCTAGAGATTCAGCCACCTTGTTATACTTTAATTATAAAACAACTCAAAAGTTTGTTTATAAGAAAAAAAGTTTAGAAAATGGGGGTTATAGGGTTATAGAAAAAGATGACGAGTTTAATCCTCCTCAAGAAATGATGGACGAAGGAAAATTCGAAAAAGTAGAAAAAACTATTGATGTTTGGTACGATGGTGTAATGGTAATGGGAACAAACATTATATTAAAGTGGGAACTAGCTCAAAACATGGTACGACCTAAGTCAGCAAGTCAACATGCTTTACCTAATTATGTAGCGTGTGCCCCAAGAATGTATAAGGGAGTTATCGAATCTCTGGTAAGAAGGATGATTCCTTTTGTAGATTTAATACAAATGACACACTTAAAATTACAACAGGTAATTTCAAGAGTAGTCCCTGATGGTGTGTTTATTGATGCGGATGGGCTAAATGAAGTGGATTTAGGAACAGGGAACGCTTATAATCCACAAGATGCATTAAGGCTTTATTTTCAAACTGGTAGTGTGGTTGGGAGAAGTTACACTCAAGACGGAGATTTTAATCAAGCTAGAGTGCCTATAACGCAATTAACCTCAAGTAGTGGTCAAGCTAAAATGTCTAGTTTAATTAACTCATATAATCATTATATGGGAATGTTGAGAGGAGTGACTGGATTAAACGAAGCTAGAGATGGTTCTACTCCAGACCCTAACTCTTTAGTGGGTGTACAAAAATTAGCGGCTTTAAATAGTAACACCGCAACTCGTCATATATTACAATCAAGTTTATATATAACAAGAAGTATAGCGGAAGCATTGTCCTATAGGGTAGCTGATATATTAGAATACGCAGACTTTAAAGATGAGTTTACTATGCAAATAGGTAAATACAATGTAGGAATATTGGAAGAAATAAAAGATTTATATATTTATGACTTTGGTATTTTTATAGAAGTTGCGCCAGATGAAGAAGAAAAAGCTATGTTGGAGCAAAACATACAAATGGCTCTATCTAAACAAGATATAAACCTAGAAGACGCAATAGATATTAGGGAATTAAGAAATATAAAATTAGCTAATCAATTGTTGAAAGTAAAGAGAGTGCAAAAACAACAAAGAGACGATGCAAGAGAACAAAAGAAACAACAAATGCAAGCTCAAACACAATTTCAATCACAAGAAATTGCTGCTCAAAAAGCTATGGAGCAAATGCAAATGAAGTCTCAAATGGAGATGCAATCTAAACAAGCGGAAGTTGCTTTTGATATTGAAAGACTTAAGAATGAAGCCATGTTAAAAGCTCAATTAATGGATAGAGAATTTCAATATAATTTAAAAATTAAAGGTATTGATGAGCAACAAATTAACAATAGAGAAAGGGATAGAGAAGACGCAAAGTCTTCTAGAATTAGTCAACAAAATAGCGAGCAATCTCAATTAATAAATCAAAGAAAAAATAATTTACCTCCTATGAGTTTTGAGTCTAATGAAGACACGTTAGATGGTTTTGATTTATCTGAGTTTGATCCTAGATAAGACCTTAAAATAAAAATAATTAAATGTATAACTTTGTAAAAATTAAATCAAATGGAAATTAAAGTAAGAGACATTGGTTCACAGGACCAAAAATCAGTTCAAGAAGTTGAACAGGTTTTATTAGACAAACACGAAAAAGAACAAACTGAACCGACATTAGAAGTCAAAACAGTAGATGAACAACCACAGCAACCAGTGGTAGATAATAAGGTTGAAGAAAAGGCAAGCGAAGTTAGTAAGCCTGAAATGAGTGAAGAAGACGTTCTTTCATATATTGGAAGCCGTTATGGAAAAGAAATTGAATCCATAGATGGTTTATTTGAGGAAAGAGATGCATCACCTGAATTGCCAGAAGATGTGATGTCTTATTTCAATTATAAAAAAGAAACAGGAAGAGGTATTGAAGATTTTGTTAGATTAAACAAAGACTACGATTCTGAATCACCTGAATCTTTATTAGCTAGTTATTATGCTCAGACCGAGGATGGTTTAGATTCGGAAGATATAAAATATCTTATAGATGAAAAATTTGGTTTTGATGAAGAGGTAGATGACGAAAAAGATATTAGAAAAAGAAAGCTAGCGCAAAAAAGAGAACTATCTAAAGCTAAGAAATACTTTAACGATTTAAAAGAGAAATACAGATTACCGCTTGAGTCAAGCACGGAGTCTTCTCCTAAAAATCAAGAAGATTTAATAGCATATAGAGAGTATATAAGTAAAGCGAATACGATAGAAGAAGAGAACAAAAGAAAGTCTGCATACTTTGAAAAGCAAACAGACACTGTTCTTAATGATAACTTCAAAGGTTTTGATTTTGTTATTAATGACAAAGAAATTTCTTATACTCCAGCGAGCGCCTCAGAATTAAAAAAATCTCAATCTGATTTAACAAATTTTGTTAAAAAATATATAGGTGAGGATGGATTAATTAAAGACGTAGGCTCTTATCACAAGGCTTTATCGATGGCAATGAATCCCGAAAAGGCGGCTAAGTTTTTTTACGAACAAGGTCAAGCTGATGCGGTGGATAATGTAGTTAGAAAATCTAAAAATATAAACATGGATATTCGAAACGCTCCACAAAACATCAACAGTCAAGATGGTTTTCAAGTGCGATCATTAAACAACGACTCAGGTCGAGGTTTAAAAATAAGGAGTATTAAAAAAAAATAATAACAAAAATTTAAAAAATTAAAAAAAATGGCTGGACAAGTTAACCCAACGCCTACTTTCGCACTTCAACCAAGTGCGCAACAAGTCGTTACACAAGCAAACTATATGACCGATTTTAGTTTCATTAATCAGTATTTACCTGATACATATGAAAAAGAATTCGAAAGATATGGTAATAGAACAGTAGCATCATTCTTAAGAATGGTAGGCGCTGAAATGCCTTGTAATTCTGACCTTATCAAATGGGCAGAACAAGGAAGATTACATCAAAAATATTTAGGGTGTACACTAGGGTCTCACACAGGTGCTGAGACAGTTCAAACTATCACTATTCCAAAGGCGCAGATGATTCCTGCTAATGGAAATGTGGCAATAAGAGTAGGTCAAACTATTATGCTTTCTGATGAAGCCGCTGGCTCATCGTTTTCAAATAAAGCGATAGTAACAGGAGTAACTTTAAGTGCTGCTGGAGTAAACGATACGATTGCAGTTGCTTATTATGAAGCCACTCAAGCTGCGTATCCTGTAGGCGCTTCTGTTTCTATATTTATTTATGGTTCGGAATTTAATAAAGGAGCTGTTGGAATGAGCGGAAGCAACGAAGCGGATGATATCATTCTAGACAACAAACCAATTATCATAAAAGACCTTTACGAAGTTTCTGGTTCTGATATGGCTCAAATTGGTTGGATAGAAGTTACAACTGAAAATGGTGCAACTGGATATTTATGGTACTTAAAATCTGAGCATGAAACAAGACTTAGATTTGAAGACTATTTAGAGACTGCAATGGTAGAGGCTGTACCTGCTGCTGCTGCGTCTGGAGTTAGTGCACTTGCTGCTAACAATGCTGCGGGCTTAGGAACGCAAGGTTCTAAAGGTTTATTCTATGAAGTAGGACAAAGAGGAAATGTATATGGTGGTGGAAACCCAACTACATTAGCTGACTTTGATTCTGTAATTCAAAGACTAGACAAGCAAGGAGCTATTGAAGAAAATGTAATTTTCGTAAATAGAGACTTTTCATTTGACATTGACGATATGTTAGCTGCACAAAACTCTTATGGAGCAGGTGGTACATCATATGGTTTATTTGACAATGACGAAGACATGGCTTTAAATCTTGGATTTTCAGGATTTAGAAGAGGTTATGATTTCTATAAAACAGACTGGAAATATCTTAATGATCCTACAATGAGAGGTGATATACAAGGTGGTAAAATCAATGGTATTCTTGTACCTGCTGGTTCTACTACAGTGTACGATCAAATCTTAGGTAAGAACGCTAAGAGACCTTTCTTACATGTTAGATATAGAGCTTCAGAAACTGAAGACAGAAGATACAAAACCTGGATTACAGGAGGTGCTGGCGGAGCGGCTACAAGTGGTGTAGACGTTATGCAAGTAAACTTCTTGTCGGAGAGAGCGCTTGTCACATTAGGGGCAAACAATTTCTTCTTATTCCAAGAAGCGTAGTATTATTATTCTAAGGGAGAGGTTTATTCTTCTCCCTTTTTTTTTAAATTAAATTAAATTATATAAAATGAAAAAGACAATAAACAGTCCCGTAGATAGAGTCTACAAATTAAACAAAGAGGCAGCTCCATTATCTTATATGCTGTCATCTAGACACACAAAAAGATCACCCTTATTATATTTTAACGAAGAAGAAGGAGTAAACAAACCTTTAAGGTATGCTAAAAACCAAAAAACTCCATTTGAAGACGAGCAAGATGGTAATGCTATTTTAGAACCTATTGTTTTTCAAGATGGAATGTTAAGAGTTCCAAAAAATAACCCAGTGTTACAATATTTTTTAGAGTTACACCCCGGGTATAATAATGTATTTTCTTTAGTGGATGATGAAAAAGATGCCGCAAAAGAGGTGGACATATTAAATTACGAGTTAGAAGCGCAACTTTTAGCTAGAGATATGAAATTAGAAAAACTAGAAAGTGTAGCTAGAGTTTTAGTTGGAACTAAAATAGATAAAATGACTACTGCCGAAATTAAAAGAGATGTATTGGTCTATGCTAGAAATAATCCATCAGAGTTTTTAAATGTTATTAACGACCCTATGTTAGAATTACAAGACAAAGTTGTTAGAATGTTTAGCTCTAACTTATTAATATTACAGAACAAAGGAAAAGATGTACATTTTAATTTAGCTAAAAACAAAACTAAAATGCTTACAGTTCCTTTTGGAGAAAATGCTCAATATATAGTTGCTTCTTATTTTCAAAGCGATGAAGGAATAGAGTCTTTTAGATTGCTTGAAAAAAAGATGAAAAATTAACGATATTTTCTTTATTAACAGATAAAAGCCATCAAAAAACGATGGCTTTTTTTTTGTATCTTTGTTTCTTATTAACATCTAAAATTTATAACTGATGGCAAAATTATTAACAGTAAAAACAGCTTCAAACGGAAATTTAATGATTCCCGCAGAGAAGATTATTTTTTGTAATACTACCGGATCTCCCTTTACCA